CTACGCCGCTTTCACAATTCTTCATTCGGATTGTTACCTCTACCGAATATTCGCACTCATCATCTATTCCAGTACGTGCTGCATGAACTTGTTTCAAAAATTCATCATCTTTCGTCCAGCTTGTGAAAGTATCTGTTTGAACTACTTTCCCTTTCTGGTATAGTTTGCGGAACGAGTCGTAGTCACCCGAATCCATTGGACCTCCTACATCAAATCCTAGTCCTCTATAAACACTTCCTTCATATGTTGGCGAGTACTCTAGGAACTGTGACACATTCTTTACATCCTGCAGGGCTTTCGCCTTTTGTTCTTCGGACATAATGCTTGAATAATTTGTAAAACGCCCTTTAAAATTCTGTTGAGCTGCGAGAATATCTGTGAAATCTCCACCTGTGTATGCATTTACTGAATCAACCATTCCTACGACTTGTTCTGCCGTGGCTTCGTACCCCATTTCAGCCATTCCGGCTGCTGCTTTTAGGTACGCTTCCTTGTCCAGTTTTTGGCCTTCAAATTTTGATTCATACTCTGCTTGTTGCTGCCTTATCTGCGTTTCCCATTCCTGTACTGCTGGTTCCTCGGGAACGAACACCGGTGCTTCAACCTCAATGTACTCAACAGCACAAGCGCAACGTGGATGTGCTGGCGGTAGCATTTTCTGACCGGCAAACAAAAGACGGCCCTTAAAATCGAAATTATCATCCATCTCGATTTCGGTACCGTCTAATGCAGCACAAATGGAACAAACCGAATCATCTCCGGATGTGATCCATCTCTTGATTGTCTTTCCTATAAGGCCTTGGGACTGTGCCTGTCTTACTCCTTGGTCGGCTCCTCGATTGTACGCAAATTCCAGTTCTGTCTGAGCTATAGTGAAAGCTCTCTGCCGATGTTTCTGCTCTGCGTACTTCTGTGCCGCATCCAGTGCCTTCTTCCGGATGTTTTCCGGCTTCATTCGTGGATGATTAGTTTGCAATGTGGCCTTTACGGTATCGTACAGCTTCAATGCCGCTTTTGTGTCACCATCTGTAAGGCCTATACATGGGCGAATGAATCTTGCCAGTTCGTCAACCGTGTGCTGATCTGTGATCTTCTTTACCAACAACGACTGGATGGCCTTTTTCTGCTCTGCTGTACACGATGTCACAAATTCAGCTCCCCTGTCTTTGATCCACGATACAATTCCAGGGTCCTGCGTATTGATGCTGAATGATAAGCTATCAAACATCGGCTGACCGGCAACGCCTGCCGCCATTGCAGACATCCATACACCTGCCATCTTTTTCTCAACCAGGACTGAATAATCTTGCTGCCAATCCTCGAACTGCTTCTGTGTGAGCATACCACTTTGCACCACTTCCCTCAGTTCTTTATAGGTGATGGCATTTCTTTGGTCTTCCCAAAAGCTGCAGAGGATTTCTACTGGTTCGCTGGTATTCTGGTTCAAGAAACCCTGCAGTCTGTTTAGAATCTCCTGAGCATTCTTTGACTTCGGTTTCAGCTTTGCTTTCGCCTTTTTCACTTGACCTGGCGGTCTTATCAAAAATGCCATATCTACACTCTTCCCAAGCGTTTTTTGGCCGCTTCTACCACTTCCTCGGAGATTTCCTCATCATCTTCTTTCGGTTCCTTGCCTGCGGCTGTTTCGGGTTCTGGTGGTTCATTCTGTCCCTGCTGTTCTTCCCTTGTCTGGCTCAACTCTCTAGTATCATCCGTTCTTTCCGGAAGCTTCCCGATCTGCCTGATATAATCTTCCAGACCATCATCCGGTACCAAAACTCCAATTCCAACCATATCCTTAACAAACGCAGATACCTTCGCAATGTCGGCATCTTCAATGTCTCCATGCGTCAGCTTTGGATAATCTGTAATTCCAGCAAAATGGTCTCCGTTAATATCGATCAGATTCGGTATTCCCTGGCTATTGAACGTCTCTGCAATAATATCCAGATACGCACCGCAAGCCATCGCAAACAATTCTGTCTTGTCTGAGCTTAAAGCCCATGAACCATTTTGCTGATGCCCTAAGAAAATAAAGTCTGCCAGAACTGTCATAGCAATTCTAGTATCGTAGCGGTCAATAATCGCATTGGTGTCAAACTGTCTGGAACCGCCAGTGCTTAAAAGTTCCATCTTGAAGCCCCCGGGAAGAACGAGGCCTTCTCTTTCATCTCTACGGACACCTCGAACCATATTTTCCAGCTCTGCTCTAATCCTTGATATGGTTTCGTCTTCAGAGTTCCATATATCCATGTCTTCCGGAGTGTAAATCACCGGCAGCCCGGCAAGATCACGTTCAATGCCAATGCCTTCAATCTCCTGGATTCTTCTCTTGAAATGCCATGACCGGTACGCATTTCTCAAAATGCTTCTACCCTCTGGATTGTCCTTTCGTACCTTGGTTCTAAATAGCAGTGCCTTACTCATCGGGATTGTCAGCAGCCCAAAGTCCGGCGGTGGCATCTGCGTCATACCTACCAGATTATCTGCTTCATCGTATTCCCACTGGTACAGAGTTTCCTGAGATCGAATAGGGAGCTTCGCCCATCCGATCAAACCATCGCTGTATTTGCTTCTGGTTCTGGTATCTCTTGTATTTCCCATTCTACGCTTGTACACAATTTCATGTAGGCTCCAGCCATAAGTAAGGAATGACAGGATCTCTGAGACTGTATCAACCCATGTACTTTGCATATCATCCATACATGATTGTACAAACTCAGCTGCTTCCCGGTCTTTTGCTGTGCCACCTCCCGGTTCTACAATCCAATCGGTCTGCCGAACCAGCATTTCTATCGCATAAAGGATCGCACCGACTACATCATCATTCTCTGACATTTCTCGGTAAATCTCTACTCCTCTGCTTCCTCTCAGTTCCGGAAGAAACTCTTCATAGATAACTCCACCGTAACGTCTCTGGCCGATGCGTCCTATTTCTTTACTCACTTTACATCAGCCTCCTTTTCTGCCCGCAGGCTTTTATTCTGAAGCTCACTCCGTATCCAGAGTCAGCAATCTGAACTGTTTCTCTGACGAGGTAGCCCGCAACCGCCGACTTAGCCAACGGCCCTTGCGTTCCGCATGGCTGATTTACTGCTTGGAATGCTACACCAGTTACTCCTACGCGCAACCAAACGGATCGGTTCTTATTTCCTCCCGGTCCGTTCCTGCTGTTTATGCTATTCTGCAATGATAACATCATGCTCACCGCCTCCTTTATGAAGCCATCTCGTAATAGATCACGCCGCATCCGCTTGATATGGTTACACTTTCTGCCTTCACATACAGGCACATACCGGCAGGAATAATAATGCCGTCTACATCTGTTGGTGCGTCCCAACAAGCCTTTACGGTCAGAATTTCTGTATCTTCAAATGCCTGGATCACGGAAACAAAAGTTCCTATGCCGTCTGCCTTGAACTCTTCTGCGTCTCCTCCAGGAACATTGTATTTTTTGCAACCATAACCGCCCATGCTTGCGATCGCACTGGCAGATGCTGCAGTATTGTTTACTCTTATTCCATTCATGCTTAATCTCATCCTCTCCAATAACTGCTCTTGCTGAGCGTGTCTTTTGGCGGTGCCGAGAATGTAGCTCCGCTCTCAACTTCATTGAAAGCTGAACTGCTGGCGTCCACCATGTCCTTAAATTTTGATTCCGGGAATGATTCCAGCTGATTGAAGTACATTTCATTCCACTCTCCAATCAGCACATCTACATTTCCAGCCTGCCACTGCGCTGCAAACGGCTCTGCTCTGGATTCCTTGCTTCCAGA